GGGAGCGTGGATTCTTTTTTATCCTTTACCCCTTCAGTCTTGGTTTCTTCATGTTTGGTGGAAGTGGCTTCCTTGTCAACTTTCACCTCCGTACTATCTTTGGTTGCAGTTTCCTTCCTTTTATTCTTGCTGAAATCACCTTCTACATGTCCGTCAGCCAATAACGGAGGTTTCCCAGTCAGACTGTCGGGCGGTTTTCGAGTATCATAGATACGGAAATCAATTACATAGCTGCCATTAGTGGTTATCAGCTCTCTTAAAGAAGTAGCAGACCCATGTACGATATTGACCGATTCACTGGCGCTATCTTTGCTGATTACTTCTACATCGGACTTGACAGCCTTATGCGAGCTGCCACATGATCCGAACAACAGGAACAAACACATGAAAGGAGCCAGCAATATATGCCGGCTTACCCAGTTCATAACTCTAACCAACATAGTCTACAACTTAAGAACTTGCATCCTGTTATCCCCGTCAGCCCGATAACTGACGTGCACCCAAGCGAAGTTAGACTCGTCAATCAATTGATCATAGGGCAGGTTCTTGCGGATATATTCAAATAACAGCTTGTTTTGCTGTCTGTCTCCAGTGTCAATATCAGCAGCTTCCCCCTTCATGTGCTGCGAGGTTTTGCTTCCCTTGACAGCTGCATTAAGTTCCGGACAGCGATAGCCACTGTTTACTGTTATTGGCTTTCCCCACCATGTGCGTAACGGGTCCAGTACGTTATCCACCAAGGCAGTCAGAGCAGTCACATGCTCCTGTCTGCATCTGTTGTTGATACCCAAGCGGTCAGCAGTCGTTGACTTGCAGAGTTCCGCAATCGTAAAAAACTTCATTTCTTATCCTCCTTTTTGTTTTTTCATAAAAAGAATATAGCTATATTTGCACAAAAACATAGCGTGTTTTTCATGTAATAGAACTGAGTTTACCGGTCTGGCGAGGCCGGTTTTTCATTATTCCTACTGATTGCCCCCTGTCCCTCATCAAACAGTATCTGAGCCACCATCCTGGCAATATCATCCTTGTTCTCGATGATCACACTCATTGTCTTTTCTGCTTTGCGCAACTCCGCTTTCTCCCATGATTTTTCACGAACTGATTTAAACTCACAGAAAATGCAGTAACCCGTCCAAATCATTGAAAAAACAGGAAAGGGGATAACCACACAGCATAACAGATCAATGAAGCACAACTCTATAAATGGAGTGAAATACTTCTTCGCCTTGATGGCTGTTTTCTTATACCCCGTGGATGTTCTTGCCTCCCCGCGTTGTTTGGCCTTCATTATTCCTGAGACCAGATCCACGAACATTGCGCCGATAGTGGCTGCGATACACAAGGCTATCAGTACAATGTGTATCATCATGTGCTCGTTGATAAAATTGTAAATTACGTCTTTCATTACTTTGTCTTGATTATAAAATATATTGTTCCAAAGATATGTCTATTTACTTGCGTCATTGTTGCAGAATTACTTAAATCCATTGCCACGATATGACAATAAAAAAAGAGCCCGATGACAATATTTATTGCCATCAAGCTCCTGGTTACACTGCAAAGATAGTGAAAACTATTCCATATTCAATCCATATTGAAAAAAATAATCAGGAGCAATATTTCGATTATCCGAAGAATTTAAAGAGTCACAATATTAATAGAAAACAAATAGGATTCATGAAATCTACCGGTTGTCTATAAAATCAGATGTTCTTAAGCCTTTATCGGGAAACATCTTTACTTTTTTCCTTTTCCTTTGAACATTTTTCAAGTCACGCACAATGGTGCTGGAAAGTACCTCCGAATAAATCTGTGTGGTCTTTACGGAAGTATGTCCGAGCAGCTTCTGGACTGTTGTAATCGCAACTCCCTGATGAACCAGCAGGGTGGCACAGGTATGACGGCTCACATGGTAGGTTATCCGTTTTTTGATACCACACAATCCGGCCAGCTTTCGAAGCTGCTTATTCACTTCCGAGTTACAGGGTAGGGATGCAAGACTACCTATATCCGGATAACGGTCAAGAATGCCCAATGCCCTGCTTTCAAACAGCAGATGCAACGGCAGACGGATTTCCACCCCTGTCTTAACGGACGTGAAGTGTAACCAACGCTTACCGTTTACCTTGATAAAGTTGGCCGGAGATAGCTGGCAGAAGTCAGAATAGCGCAATCCGGTATAACAGCAGAACAGGAAGGCATCGAGCACATGGCGCATGGATTCCTCTTCCACCTCGACCGTTTCCAGCTTCTTCAGCTCGTCCGGGGTAAGAAACTCATGTCTGCCTTTCTCCTGTTTGATTTTGTACTTTCTGAACGGATAAGCGTCCGCGTGCATATATCCCTGGTTGATTGCCTCATTGACCAAGGTACGGAGCTGTCTCATGTGCTTGGCTATCGTATTGACCGCATTGCCCTTTTCTCTCAAGTATTGCTCAAAATCACGAAGGAATGTATAGGTAAGATCCTTGAAGTCCAATCCGGAACGGAAATCATGCAGGACCGCCAGTGTCGAGTGCAGGTTGTCCTTGGTGGACTGCTTCTTGTCCGAATTGTCAATGGCTGATTTGGCGAAAGTGGAGAAGCTGATATTCACGGCACTTTTCTTCTTGACAGCATCCTTCAGTAGTGAGAGTGTGGCAGGTATTCCGCGCTTCCAATACCCCAACTCTATGCCTTGCAGATACAGGATGTATTCATAGAGCATTGCGTTGAGTTCGTTAGATTGGGGGTGGTTAATGACTTGTGCCCCCTCACGGCTCCAGCACTCCGGTTTGAGGTACACGTTTGTCTTCAGATAGATTTTTCTTTGGTTTAAATAAGCTTCAACCTGTACAAGAGCCGTGCCCTGCCTGTTTAGCGTGTTCTGGCGGTTATATACAAGACGGTATCTGATTTTATCCATTTTTCCGCAAAGGTGCGAAAAGATTAATGGAAGAAAGGTATCAATGTGGAACATTTCCACATCATCCCACACTATATGAGGATTTTTTCCATTTCACATATAATTAGCAGAATATTAACCAACTGATAATCAGATTAATTATTCTTTTGGCATAAAAATTGTCCTATCATTATCGTAAAACAATAACCATTAAAAATATAAGATTATGAAAAAATTTTTTGTTGCAGTAGCATTGGTAATGGGATTAGGAACAACAGTGGCATTTGCCGAAAATTTGACCTCAGGTGTTGAAACAGTCATGGCAGTAAATGACTTCACCCCTATTGAAGTGAAAGACCTTCCGGCAGCGGTAACGGAAGCAATCGCCAAAAATTTTGCGGAATCAACCGTCAAGGAAGCGGCGGTGGAAGCGGCAGAGGATGGCAGCAAGACCTATCAGGTTGTTCTGACAGACAAGGAAGGAACTGAAAGTACGGTGTTCTTCAATGAAAAAGGTGAAATACTGAAATAATATATTTTGCGTCTCTTTGAATAAAGAATGAAGGTGTGTCGTAATACACGATGCGCCTTCTTTTTTTTCATTGACTATAAAAATCGACTCATTTTTTTAAGCTGCGATATTTTGAGGATTTCTTTGATTTATGCGTTCTCAACATCTAAATAGAACAACTGTAAGCTCATAAAACGGTCTAATCAGCCAATCCATACCTTCTTTAGTCATTTTTGCACACATCTTTTTTATATTGAAGGCAATGGCAAAGAAGGCAAAGTCCATGAAGACCTTATCCTTTCCAAAATGGCGGAAACGTTTGTAATTCATATTGTTTTTCATTTGTCCGAACACGGCTTCCGGTTCTATGCATCTCTGTCCTCTGTGTTTCAGCCCTTCCTCTGAGCAGAGCAACTCTTTGGCTTTTTGCTTGTATTTTCTGAGTCTGTGATTCAACTCTATCGTTCTGTTCCCCTTTGCTTTAAAACATCGGCATCTTAGCGGACAGCCTTCACATCTGATGGCTCTGTACCTGGCATTTTCGCTGACATATCCGGATGCTGTTTTCACATGTCTAGTCCCTATCCTTTGCATCTTTTGTCCCATGGGGCAGATACAAAAGTCTTGTTCTTCATTGTAGTAGAAGTTTTTCGGCCTTGAACGGGTCCGGTTTGAATCTCGGCCGCTGTTCCATGTGGAAGTAGTTGTACTTGACGTAGGCTTCCATACCGTTTTCTGACATGAAGCGGTAATTCTCCTCAGAACCGTAGCCGGAATCGGCAACCACCGTATGGGCCAGCCTGTCATATCTGCTTGAGAAGGATTGCAGGAAAGGTATCAGGGTCAGTGTATCCGTAGGGTTCGGGAAGAGTGCAAAGTCGGTAATGAACTGGTTCCCGGTGCCGATCTGGAGGTTGTAACCGGGCTTTGTCTGGCCGTTACGCATGGCATCCTCCTTCATTCTCATGAAAGTAGCGTCATTGTCCGTTTTGGAATAGGAATTCCTGTCCTGCAGCGTGTCCAGACGGTTGTCGTATTCCTGTAGCTTGTCCCTGTGCTCTTCCAACTCCTTCAGCTGTTTGCGTTTCTTTTTCAACGCAGTCTTTTCCTCTTTCGTGGAGGGTTCAGGAACCTGTTCGAGTGCTTGACGCAATTCTCCTGCCATTTCAGTCAGCATGGCCGGAGTGAACTCAATCTCCTCATTGCTTTCCGATGAGTTCTCCTGGGCGATGACATTGTCTATCTGCCCTAGCAGGATATGTATCTTCTTCATCAGGCGTTCACGGTTCCGCTCAACCGTTTTCCGCCAGACGAAAGTATACTTATTGGCTTTGGACTCAATCTTTGTCCCGTCAATGTATTCCACATTCAAGCTGATGAAGCCTTTGGAAGAGAGAAGGAGTACGGTTTGGGTAAACACCTCGTTGATTTCATTCTTCACCCGGTTGCGGAAACGGTTGATGGTGATGAAATCCGGTTTCTCATATCCGGCAAGCCAGATATAATGGATGTCACGGTGAAGGAGCTTTTCGATTTTCCGGCAGGAGTAGATGTTGTTCATATAGGCATACAGAATGACCTTGAGCATCATCCTGGGATGGTAAGGGCTGCGCCCGCATTCCTTATACAACTTCCTGAAACTTTCAAGGTTCAGGCTCTCAACCAGAGCGTCAACCATCCGAACTGGATCATGCTCTGCAATATCCTCGTCAATTCTTGGAGGAAAAAGCACTGTTTGGTTGGGATTGTAAGGACGAAAATGTATCTTTGTCATAGTATAAAATGTTATGCTTAAAGATACAAAATCTTTAGGTAATAACAAAGCCCCTGCTTGTGAAAGTCGGGGCTTTGTGCATAAAAAAAGAGGGTGCGCATTTTGACACACCTTCTTTCCTTTATGATTAAACTCCGGTTACCTGTTTTTATACAAACTGATCTCCTAGTTTGATTTGTACGTCATTTACGAATTTTCGGATAGCGCTTTCGTCATCTTTTTTGCATATGAGTAATACATTGTCTCTTGCGGCTACTAAATAACCTTCTAGATCCTGTATTACGGCTAATTTCCCTTCTGGCACTACTATTACATTATTATAGCTGTTATATAATAAGGAGTTTCCGTTTACTACGACGTTACCTTCTTGGTCCTTGGATGATATATCATACAAGGAGTCCCATGTACCTAAATCTGCCCATCCGAAGTCGCACAATTGGACGAAAACATTGTTGGCTTTCTCCATGATTCCATAGTCAATGGAGATATTAGGACAGGAGGCAAAATCTTCTTCTCCGTTAGTCAGTTTGGTACAAACTTCGGGCATAATCTCATTGAAGGCTTTTAAAATTGTATTGATATTCCATAAGAATATTCCTGAGTTCCAATAGAATTCTCCACTTTCTACGAATACTTTGGCAAATTCCAATTGGGGCTTTTCAATGAATGTTTTTACTTTAAAGAATTCTCCTTGTTTTTCTTCCTCAATCTGAATATAGCCATAGCCGGTTTCCGGTCTGTTAGGTTTGATACCTAATGTTAGTAATTGAGGAGAGTTTGAAACAAATTCCAGACCTTTCAAAATTGCATCTTTGAACTCATCTTCTTTTAAAATCAGGTGGTCGGACGGTGCGACAATGACATTGGCATTTGGATTGAGTTTTTTTATGTGATAAGAAGCCCAAGCTATACATGGGGCAGTGTTTCTGCGGGTGGGTTCCAATAAAATTTGTGATTTGTCCAATTCTGGGAGTTGTTCTTGGATCAGTTCTTTATACAATACATTGGTTGTAATAAAAATGTTTTCTATAGGGACTATTTTTTTATAACGATCAAACGTTTGCTGTATTAGAGAACGTCCGGTCCCGAAGAAATCAAGAAATTGTTTAGGAAGGTTTTTGCGGCTATATGGCCAGAACCGGCTACCTATACCTCCCCCCATGATGACACAATAATTATTGCTGTTTGTCATGATATAAAATCGTTTTAAAGTTTCCGCTAATATAGGGCTTATTTTTAGAAAACCATTGTCCGTTATCCCATAAATCGTAGTATATTTATCTTTTTTTGAAAAAATCTATCCCAAAGGTTCAGAAAATGGCAGAACAGTGCAAATGAATTGTGAGTCAGTCGGTTCTGATTTTCAAGCCATTTGGCAGAAAATCTTGAAAAGACAGGT